CATGTCAGACGTAATGGCGATCTGGTCTAGGCTTAGACTGTCGCCATAGTCCCAAACGCCATAGTCGTTGCCACCATACGAGCGGCCCGGATACGGATCGACGTTTACGACAAAGGACGTCCCAAAGACGCCCTCGCCGTAGTCGTATTCACCGTATGGCCGCCCGAGGTAGGCCATTAGTCAAGCGTGATGTCCAGAGCGCCGACGTTGAAGCGCAGAACGTCACCCGTATCAATGGCCTTCGAAGTCGTCAGGTTGGCGAAGGCGATCAGGTTGCCGGAGCTCAAGGAGTCGAAGATACCAGCAGCGACAATCGTGCCCCAGTTTCCGGTCGCCTCAGCGAACTCGACAGCGGCAGAGTTGGAGGCTGTCGTCGGCGCGGTGCCGGAGACAGTGAACGTGGCCGACACGCGGGCATACGAGCCGCCAGATACCTCAGTGCCGCCGCCACCTTCGCCGGGAGCCACGGTGTAGAGAGCGACGTACCACGACGTCGGACGGGTCGCCGAGCCGGTCGTGAACAGCCAATCAAGAACAAGGTCTTCAGCGTAGTTGGTCAAACCGGCCATTAGTAAACCCTCCGGGTGCGCGCAATCAGCGGAGAACCGCTATGCAGTGATTTCTGGCTTTCATCCTGCAACGCCTGAACGCGGGCAAGATAAATCTGGGCAAACACAGGAATACGCTGGTCATCCATGAGGAACGGAGCAGCGTGCGTCAGTGCGCCGTACAGGTACACGTCGGGAGCCTTGGTCAGCAGCCAGTTTGTCGTGTTCACGTCAGACAACGCCGTAATCTTAGCGTAGTAGATCATCTCGATGTCGATGTCGTCGGCTGGCTCAGGGATGATCTCAATCGCCCCGTTCATCAGCGAATAGTTGTGAGGAGCCGTGTAAATCTGCTCCTTCTTGATGATGTCGGCCTCGTCCAACGTCACATACCGGAGCGGCTGTTGGCCGCCAACGATGTGAAGATTGATGGCCTCTAGCCAATCTGCCGGAAGCTGGACAAACTCAGCATCCGACGTGGCCTCGGCACGCACGATCTGCTCACGGCACCGCAGCCGCGTGTTTAGGTCGGCTTCCGCAAACTGGATGAACGTCTCGATCTGGGACGTCAGGTCAGCACGGTTCAGATAGTCCGCAATGGTGGACTTCAGCGTGGCATAGTTGGTGATAGTCGCCATTAGCTCGTCACCCAGTGCGTTCTGAACGGCTTAGCCTCGTCAGACTGAAGCCACTTTCTGAAGGCCATTCTATCACCAAGGATGCCCTTTTGTCTCAGGTCTATAAGCACCTGCATGGGCAAGCTGGCGACACGAACCATACCGTCCGGCAGCTTCTCCGTCCGGCTAATATCGTTCATTGCCTGACGATTGCGCTCGGCGATCTCGTCAATGTTAGTAGTCGTCTCCAGGACGATCTTGTTGTCCGTGGTGACGTGCATCTTCTGCATGGTTCCAGTCAGACTGTCATAGGACAGGAGGAACGACGCAGGTGCGAAATCTTCAGCCATCTTTACTCCCCAGGGAAAATGGGAGGGGTTTCCCCCTCCCATCTCTCATCACGAAGCGATGAGGTTGGCGATAACGGCGTGAGCCTTCTCGCTCTTGATGCGCAGGCCGTACTCGACCACCATTTCCTTCTTGTCCGAGTCGCCGGTCTTGGCGATGTCGAACGTGCGGAAGGGACGGAGGTACGACACGGAAGCGTACTCGGGGTCCAGCACGAAGGCGAAGTTGCCGGGCTGGAAACGGTTCGGGACGATGGACACCTCGCCGAAGTCGCCGAGGTACACATCCGCCGTCGCAATGATCTTCATCGGGGTGGCGGAGGTGTAGTTCATGCGCTGCTGGGCAAGGCCAGAGAACGCAGACGCGACGGTCTTGTTGTAGGCGTTGACCATGAAGATCGACGGGTCGCCACCTTCCGTCCAGACCTGCTGGATGGCGGTCTTGAGCATCGTCTCGGTCAGAGCCACGTCCGTCGAGGTCGAGAGGCTCGTCCACGCGGTCGAGGGATAACCGTTGCCGGAAGCGCCCGACATCGAGGAAACGGTCGCGCCGTTCGCCTGCGAGTTCGTGATGAGCCAGGTCGGCAGACCAGCCGTCTTACGAGCCGTCGAGGAGGAGTTGCCAGCCACGCCAGCCTGGTTGCTGGTGAGGATAGCTTCCATATCGCGCTTCAGCTCCTTGGCCGCCTTGGCCTGCTGATACGCCATCTGAGTGCGCATACCAGCGTTGTTCACGGCGTCGTCGGTGCCGGACACGGAGATGACCTTGCGGCTGATCTGCGTGTAGTTGGCGACACGAACGGTCGGCGTGAAGTCGGCATCGCCGGCATCGGCGCCTTCGATCACAGCGTTCGAGGTGCTGGCGGAAGCAAGGGCGTCCGTCTGCCACTCAAAGTAGGTGTTCGACGCGCTGTCACGGCCGATGTTCGACATGAACGGCGTGTCCGTGGGCGAGATGTCGTAGATGATGTTCGAAAGGTCTTCCCGAATCGGGTTCGGGGCGTCGTATGTGGTGACTTTGCTAACGCTAGGCATGTTATCTTCTCCGAGAGTCTAAAAGACCAAAAAGTGCGGCCGCGTCGTTGACGTGACCAGACGATTTGAGACGCTGTTTCATTCGCGTAATGTCAGTCGATTGCTGCGGAGACTTCGCGGCACTACCACCCTTAATTGGCTTGGGACCAGCTTGTTTCTGCGGCTGGGGCCTTTTCGCCATAAGGGCGTCGTACTTGCGAGCCTTGTCCAGAGCGATGATCGCGCGTGGGTCGTCAGCAATAGAAAGCTCATGTTCCGAATAGCCGATCTTCTGGCCGTATTCGATCATCTTAGCTCTTGCTTCAGACCAAACCTTTTCATCTTTCCACGCAGGCACTTTCTCGTGAAGGTATTCTCTACCCCTCTCAAGAAGGAACTTGCGGTGCTCTGCCGCCTCCTGCTTCTTTAGCTCGTCTAAGCGTGCGTATTCTGCTTGCGCTTGAGCAAACAAAAGCTGCTGCTTCTGCTGCTCCTCGACGAACTTGTCGCGGATGCGGGGATAGTTGATCGGGTCGTTGCGGTGCAGCTCATCCCAGTCAGGTTCCTGCAAGGCGTACTTGGTCGCCTCTTGGTAAAGTTGACTGATCAGTTGGCTGGACTGCTCCCTTTCAGCAGATATCGCCTTCCGTTCAGCGGCCAATTCGGCCGTTTTACGCGAATAATCGGCGGTCCTTTGATAACCAGCGACGGCCTCTTTCAGCGGGATTTGCGTCGTCTTGCCGTCAATCTTGACGGTGACTAGCGTATCCTCAGAAAGCTCCTCCTGCTCACCATCGGTAGCCTCGACGGCATCCGTCGCTTCTTCTTCGGACGAGCCCTCAAGGGGCGCCTCATCGTCCTCCAAAGAAGTCTCATCGACTTCTTCCGCCGCTGCCTCTGTCTCTTCGACTTCGGCATTAGCCTCTGGTTTCTTCACCGGGTCCGGTTGCGCTCCAGGAGCGTCCATCAAAGCGGCGAAGCGATCAGCGGCTTCTGCAAGGCCGAGTTCGCTGGGCTGCGATTGTTCGGCTGTAGCCATATAAATACTCCTAAGCTAGACGCTCTTCAAGCGTCGGTTAAACCGATCAACAGTCGGCTCCGCCGCAAGGGCGGTTAGCTCGTTTCTGAGTTCGGCTATGGCGCGTACCATCAGGTATGCGTCATCCCTAGCCTGAGAAGCGTCAGGAGCAGACGCCTTCCAGGTGTAGATCATCCTTTCTTCAAGCCGGCGAAAGACTTCCTTCATTGACTCGGATCGCGCAAAAGCCTGCGCCTCCCGATAAAGCTCTTCCTGCTCAAAAGTCGCCATTACATCACCGGCCCTTGCTGCTGGGGCGCAAACGCCTGGGCAGTCTTGAACATCTGCTGGATTTCAGTCCGCTGGCGGTCAACTTCGGCGCGGATCGTCGCCATATCGACCTGCGTGTTGTACTTGGCCTGTATCTCGGTCGCCTGAAGCATTGCATCGACAAAGAGCTTGTCGCGCTGGAGGTCAGCGTCGGCCGCTGCCTTCTGTCGCTCCAGCTCCTGCTTTGCGGCATTGATGATAATGTCAGCCTTGATCTTCTCAGCCTCGACCTGCGCCAGCATTTGAGCAGGATCAGGCTGCTGCTGCTGAGCGGCAGCCATCTGCTGCATGAACGCCTGAACTTCAGCCGGATTGATCTCTTTCCAGAACTGAGACGCATCCTGGAAGCCCTGGAGCGTCGTCATCTGGGCCAGCGTGTTGCGGAACTGGGCAAGATCAACCAGCGGGTTGTTGGGGCCATATTTCTCAATCGCAGCCTGCTGGAGCTGCATTATGGAACCAAGGCCCATAAGCCGCATTTCGTCAGAGCCACGGCCGAGAGCGATGTTCACAACCATGTCCATCGACGCATCCCAGCCACGGGGATCGACAGGCACGAACTTGTTGCGCAGACGGATGATCTTCGCCTTGTCCTGGTGCTGGATGATGAGCTGGAGCATCCCTTGGAAGCAACGCTTCAGGCCATCAGCAAACAGGCGCGCAATCATCTCGATGCGGTCCTGAGAAGCAGACAACTGCGCCTGCACAGCCGCCCGCGTCGTGGACTGCAACACGTCTGCATCAAGCCCCTGCGACGTGCGGGAGATGCCCGTGCGCTGGGTCTTCACCTCGTCCAGATAGGCCATGACGCCAAGAGCCTGCTGGCCCACAAACGGCTCAGCAAGAGGCTGAACCATGCCGGGAGCCCGCGCGCGGATGATCGCGCCAGTCTCGACGTTCATTACGTCATCAATGTTGACCTGTCCCTCGACCACGACGGTGCGGGGATGGATCGCCTGAGACAGACTATCAAGCGTGTTGCGCATGATAGACGACTTGATGAGCTGCAAATCCATCGTCTGATCGGCAATCGACTTGCCAAAGATCGTATGTGGCGTCGGATCGGGCTCAAGAATGGAAAACGGCGCAGACTGGACGACTTCATCGTGCAGAATGTAGGAGCCATTGCCAACCGTGCAGACTTTATGCAGCTCGGCGATGCCGTCGCCGTCCTTGTCCACGCGGATGTAGCTTTCGCAGTAGAAAACCTTGTCCGTCGTCTCGTCGGTCGCCGACGTGATGCCGAAAAACGACTGATCGGCCGGGTTTCTGACGATTACTTCGTTGTTCATCTCGAAACCGCCCGTGCCGGCGTTTTCCTCGATGATCGTGCGGTCGTAACCCATCGCCACAAGGTCGGAAATCGTCATCAAACGACGACGGCCGACGTAAATGGCGTCCTGGATCGTCTCAGCCTCGTTGTCGATGAGGAACTGCTCAGGAGGCACGCACTCAACGATGTAACGGGGGGTCCGAGTCACCTTCCTGATCTTCAGCGAGATCATCTGCTCGCCGGTCACAAGGTCGGTTTCCTCAAAATACTCGTCAACGGTGACGTCTTTGTCGTCCGTGATCAACGCCGCCTCCGGCGCCGTCAGGCCGGAATAGGAGAAATACTGGACGCTCTCGTCATCGAGCTTGTACCACGTCAGGATGCCCGTTTTCAGGATCAGGGCGTCCTTCATGGCGTCGTGCAGGATGCGAAAACCGCTGTTTTCCTGCATAAAAACGTAGTTAATCAGGTCTGTAGCCTGCTCAGCCGCCTCGACGTCCTCGGCGTTCTTAGGCACAAACTCCAAAATCTTGTCGCCGCCCGTGAAAATGCGCAGAAGCGACGGTAGCATCGCCAGAACGGTGTCGCGCACCTCAGTCATAATGACCTGAGAACGGCCTTCTTCCTCGTTCCCAAACGGCTCGGCCAGATAATACGACATAGCCGCCTCGCGCTCGGGAGCGAGGTAGCTGTCGATATAGGTCTGGCTGTCCTCAAGAGCCTGGAAGACGATGTAGCGGAACTGCTCTTCGTCCATCGGCACGTTGTACGGCGTCAGATAGCCGGTTTCGGTGTTGTAGGCGCTGTCCTCAACGCCATCCGCCGAAATGGGGATGAGATCGGGGTTATATCGACCGGGGGTGATGCCCTGATTAGCCATTCTCAATCCCTCTTCCTAACCCGCCACCACTGCCAGCCGTTCTCTGAGCCAACTTCGTGACTGGGGAAAAACTCTTTCACCGCCCTTTTTACACCATCCATAGGCAGATCGTCACCGCCCATGACCCCGCCAACGGCAAGCTTCGGCCACCAGGCGCGCAAGTCGGAGATCACGTCTTCATACTCGTGACCAGCATCGACCCAGATAAAATCAATGGACCTGTCCTCAAACAGATCGGCAGCCTCGACCGTCCGCATCCGGTGGATCATTACGTCCACTCCAGAAACGCTCTCGATGTTCTGCTTGAACACCTCGTAAATGCGCTCCAGATCGGGGTCAGCCTTGTGCTCAGGCTCGTTAGACCCACCCCAATGATCAACGAAATGCAGCTCAATCTCCTTGCCGGAGTTGAGAACCTCAACGGCTAGAAACGCCGACGACCGGCCCTTCCAGCAGCCCAACTCAACAAAGACCGCACCGTCAGTCGCCTCCTCAACCGCCTGACGGTACGGCCCTTCAAAGTTAAACCACCCTGCTATGTCCCGGTAGAAGTGGTTCATTTTTTCTTTTTCTTGCTCATGCCAGCCTCGGACAACGCAATAGCAATCGCCTGCTTGCGCGACTTCGCCATCGGAGCCTTAGCCGGACCCTTCGGGTTAATACCAGCGTGCAACGTGCCGCGCTTGTACTCGCCCATGACCTTAGCGATCTTCTTCTGCCCCGCAGTCTTCTTCATTCCGCAGCCTCCTCAATTCGACGGGTTGCGTCTGCAAGTCCGTCATCAGCCTTCATCATCTCGTCTTCTGTGTGTTCGTGCCGGAAGACGAGCGATCCCTCATGCCCAATGTCTCCCGACAAAGAGTGATCGACCCAAATCTTATAACCGTGCTCCTTCGCCAGATGGCAGAAGAACATATCTTCGCCAGCCCACATTCTTGCGGACGGCAGATAATGTATCTGGAACCACGGATACGGAAGCCGCCTGAAGACATCAGCCCGGATGAGCATCGCGCCCATGCCCACAGCGTCAACTTCTTCCAACCCTGTCTTACCCAAAGAATAAACATTCTTCAGGCTCCCAAACTCGCTGAAAGCCACAGTCTTAACCGGCAACCGCCGCGTAGCGTAGTTGCAGGCAACAATGTCCTTGTCATGCGCAGCCAGCTTCTCGAACAGATAAGGCGGGAACGTCATGTCGCTATCAAGGAACAAAATCCAGTCAGCGCCCTGCTGAAGCGACATCTCAACCAACTTGCACCGCTGGTCAGCAATCAGCGTCCCGTTGCGGAAGTTGAGATTGAACGTCGTGCCAGACGGCGCGTTCCCGTAGAAACGCGCCGTCAGCAACGCAAGGGAATGTGCGAAGCTCGTATTAACCGCGTCGCGCGTTGGGACGCATATACTCAGCTTCATCCTCTTCCCCTTCTTCGGACTCACCCTCTTCTTCGTACTCTTCTTCCTCAGCGCCCTCGTCCTTGATAGGACCGCCGACGATCCAAGCAGAACACGTCCGCTTCGCCGCGCACTTGAAGTCAAAGATTTCGCAGAAGCCCAGATCGCCAGCCTCGACGACCTCCATCGCGTCTTCCATGCGGTCGTCAGCCAGACCCTCTTCAATGCAGGTCAGCATCTTCGACGTCTGGTTGAACGCAGCGCAGTTGCCGCAACGCATCGTCTTGGCCTCTTCAGCCGGCACGTCCCAACGCGCGGCCATACGACGCCAATACTGCTCATTTGGCTCGTCAGGGTTCATCGGACCATAATCAGCCTTATCAATCGCCTTGCCGCGATTCTGAAGGTTGATCGTCAGGTCTTGCGTGGCGACAGGACACGACATGCCCTCCTCGCCCTCCATCATCTCCTCGTCCATGATAATTCCTTACTTGAAGCCGACGAGCAGGGTCGCCGTGGTCGTCGCAAGAACCTTAGACGTGCGGATCGGGATGATCGTGCCAACCGGAGGAGCGGTGAACGTCACCGTCGTGCCAGCTTCAGTCACGACAGTAAGGTTGCCAGCGCCGCCAACATAGATGGCCGAGTAAGCATTGGACGCCGTGGCAGACGGCGTGATTGCTTCCGCGTTATCCCAAGTGCGACCGTTCGCAAGAAAACTGCTCATAGTTACTTCCCTTTCTTCTTGCGCGCCGCGCGCATGTTATCGACCAAATTCGGATAAGGACGACCGGCTGACTTCGCCATCGCCTTCGCGGACGCATTCTGCTTCGGCGTCAGCTTCTTGTCGCCCTTCGTCGGGTCTTTGGTTTCCCAAACAGGCTTCTTCACTTGCCGCCCTTTCCCTTATTTCGCGCGGAGATAGCTTTGGCCTTGGCCTTGGCATCCGCCTTAGAACTGGCACCCCACGCTTGCAGCGATAAAAGTAAACGTGTCGGCTTTCCTTTTTCATCGCGCTCCGGCCCCGGCATGTTGCCCATGCGAGCCAAGAATGACGCACGACGAGGATTGTCGCCAGCCTTTACAGGAGGCTTCAGGTTCATACCCTCAGCCTTCGCAGACGCACGCCCCTTAGCGTTCAGGCCGCCTTTCGGGTTCTTGCCTTCAGCACGCTGCCATGCAGGCGTTTTAGCCATC